AACGAGTGTCCATAACAACTCGTTCCCATATTGAGAATTTTGCGCGTGTATCTCTTATACGCTGTTCGACGCATTTATTTACAATGCGTCTACGTCTATTGGTTCCGTAAACCAAGGCTTTTGTATTCATAGTAATTAGCCAATGATGATAGTTATTTGACCACGGTTTCCTAGCCGTGTGAAGTGCTGTGTAGAAGCGCGCTTCTTGCGCTTGTACTTAGTAGGTTCTTGTGCCTGCTGTTCAGCAAGGGAAATTGTGGGCATACGCATGCCAAATCGTCCGCTGCAGTTTTGTCTACTGCGCGGATTGGGGAAGGGACTTTCGTCCCAACCCGTCACCAAACTACTTGCCATAATATTACTTCTTTCCCAAACCTTGGAATGAGATCCTCTGACCGAATGCCTCAGTCATATTAAGGGAAGACTTCATAGTGGCAAGTCCCTCACCTGAAGCCATTTTACGGAGGTTGATGCTGTATTTCATTACAGCGGATGACGTGTAATCATCCGTAGTCATAACACATTCAGCCAAATCGGAACTCTGACCGCTTTCCGAATAATATACTCGGATAACAATGGGCTGAGTCTCAGTGAAAGCACTTGCCATAGGCTTGCCAAATTGCTCCTTGTATGTGGATGCCTCTAACATCTGAACCTGCGCATAACTTTGTATGTGCCTGCTCACAGCATGGAGAACGTCCGCAGTATCACGGGGCTTGCTCATGGTTTGTGTGGTTTCCGTCTGAATCCTGAAATCTGAAGGATTTTCGACACGAGCCTTATTGCTCCTGTATTGCGTCAATTGAACGCACATTGTCAACTTGGACATGATATTGGGGGGGTTGTGGTTATGACTCCCAAAATCGGGAGTCGTGTCAGAGAACGGAGTCGAACCGCTCCACAGTTGTGCCGCCATCCTCGACGGTCTGACACCTCCGTAAAATTAACCGCGCCTATCTTTGACGCTTGACTAGTTGGCTAGTCGGTTAATTATATTTGTTGTTAATTTTATAGACTACACCGAAACAGTCCTACCATGGTGGGTAGGTCGGTAACGGGGCATAATAATTGGAATATGTGGGAGGAACCGTAACATGATGCGACCTACTAACAGAGTCACGATATAGGATACCTCACCACCTATATTCATCGCTGACTTGCTTTCAACTATTAACCGCACCACCTCTTGGAGGGGATATAGTCTCTACTGTTCGTCCATAGACATAATTATACCTCGTTTGTGCATTTGTTCGTTCGGCCATGCACTCAATGAGTCGCCGTCCTCGTTCGAGGCCAAGAGGTTAGGGGTATTCGCCTCGTTGCATACTGAGCCACTATGATTTCGACTGTGTACAGGTATCCCACCTGTACGTGTCTAAGCATACCTAGCCCACGAATTTTAATACCCGTCACCATGTCAAACTGTACCCGTATCCCCTTTGGAACACCACAATATTACTTTGGAAGTTTCACACTAAAAATTTCCTTCGACAGACAGTTATATAATCGTTCAAAAAAAACGTAACTATCTGATTATCAAGTAGTTAGAAAACGTGTAATTTCGACTAACGGTGTTGACAGGATATTATACGGGGGGTAAAACAGGTAGTACATTAAACCGTGCGCGCGGGATTCTAAATACAACATCACGCGCGATACAAAACAAAATTTACACTACCAAATAAAAACAAAAGAATTAACATTTTTTGGCTGTCAGGAGATCTGGTCAAACTGAAAATTAACGTTTATTGGGATAATTCGACAGAAAAGACTTGACAAAACGTAAAGTGCTGATATTCAAGTAGTTATAGCGTCCTCGGTATAACGCCGATACAGTGATAGTACACCCCCACAGACCACCGAAAGTGCCTCAGAATGGCTAAGAATGGGGGATGTCATGGCAACCACAAAAACAAATGGAATTAGCCAATAAATGTTAAAAGAAGTGAACGAGTATACCCCCCCAATCGAGTGGGTATACTAGGTGTTAGATACGTGTTGGGGTATTGTGCTATCATTCAACGCTTTAAGCCTCATCCCTTAAAGTATACCGACAGGTAGCCTTACTTAAAACCCTGGAAATCAATTAGTTAGAGAAAAAAGGTGGAATTTCAGTCAATACCCTATCAAATAGGTAGTAATTGAAATACAATATCCATTTTGGGAATGAAAATCGTTTCGTCTATATAATATATAATCCCCCCTCAAAATACTTCTAATATTTTTTTTAACTCCAATATTTTTTCACTGGGTCATCTCTTGTAGCTGTTCAAAACATATTGTTATTCGCCTTGACATTGTCATTTTTATGTTATACCTTAGCAAGACTTCGTCAGAAACGATATACTGACACACAGTAAGCAGTAGACAGTGTTTTTTTTGATATATAAAAGAATACCGATCAGTAGTTTATGACAAGGGTTGCTGTGTCCAGCGGTTAAATCACTTAAAGTAAAGGTTTAAGTAAATAGTTAAAGCGTTGTCTTTCATATATTTGTGAAATGGACATTAAGAAACGCCGTAGACCAGGAATTAAAGCTATAAGAGACTTCCAGAATGGCGGGTTATTTATATCGCCAGACGAGGCGAGGGAGTTATCTAGTCAAGCTGACTTTCAATCATATAATAGAGAGAGGGATCCAGGAAGTATCAAACCAACCCCACCCTTAACCCACTCAAAAGTTCTAGAAAGCCTAGCGTACATGATAGCCAACCCACTGGATTCATGGACAGCAGGAAGAGATTACGACACTTTTCTACCTTCAAGAGAACAGATACTGTCCAAAACCTCTCCTATGGGGGCGGCTATAACAGCTTTAAACCCTTTAGATGAGGCAGCTGCTGTTATTTCTTCTTTGGTAGAACTAGAAAAAGGAAATTATGTAAATGCAGCTATATACCCTGTCCTATCAATGTTCCCGCAGGCTTTCAGGAAGTCATTGCGTGATAGAGCAGATAAAATAAGAAAACACCATGATAGTGGGAGCCAATGGAGCGGCAATTGGGAGTGGCAGAAATTAGTAAAAGAGCAAAATGATGAAATTGCGGATCTCACGGTTTACACAAGGAACCAAAATCCGCAAGAGTTTGACGATATGCTAAAACAATCTATTATCAACCTCCCAGAACCACAAGCAAAAAATTTATTTCAAAGTTTAGTTGCCACCAGGCAAGAACATCTAGGATACGGGAACATGTCGATATTCAAAGGACTTGATCCAAGTACTAGAATAGATCAACCGATTACTTTTGATAGATTTGGTTTAGAAAATGTAGAGGGGAACCCATCTGTAGATGCGATTTCTAAGGCGAGAACCCATCAAATGGACCCTTATCATCCAGGGAGTGGTCTTTTTCATCATGATGAAATGCAGCGCCTTACTAATAGTGTGCCATTATATCGTACTGTAAGATCAAAAGACGCTACTTCACCTTACAATGTAATAAGAGGTGAAGACAGAATAAAAGTTCACGAAGATGAACTCCTACCAAATGATATTATAACCTCTCTAAGTCAACCTAATACTGAGGGGAGAAAGGATGTAACTATACCTGGTGATAGAGCTGTAAGTACATCAAATGAGAATGATCCACTTTTTTGGTCGACTATTAATAAAAAAACGAATAGTTTTACTACCCCTTTCAAAATACAAAATACTAAAGGGCTTCCTGTTATGAGACAGCCTTTGCTAAATTCTTCCGAATCGAGTCTTAATCATGAGCAAGAATTTACTCTTCCTTCGAATCAAGCATTTAAAGTTGTAAAAGTCGGGGATAGAGATTTGACTTTTCCAGAAAATTTGTCAAGTGAAAATAAGAAAGATATTCTCAATAGAATAGAACCACATATAATTGAGCCTATAAAATTAAATAAAGGACAGCGGGAATTTAGGCAAGGCGGTAAGCGGAGTCTTAATGTTGCAAAAACTCCTAAAGAACAAAAGCAAGGGTTAAGACTTGCACACCAAGCGGGGAACGTTAATCAAAGTATGGCATTTCCTAATGTCCCTCCTAACACTCCATTCAATACGATGGGCATGAAGGCTCCAATCGATATCAAGAAGTTCGACAAGCAGGGAAACTTAATTAAGTCATACGATAACGTTCCCCCAGGTGTACAGAACCTCCCAACAGGACCACAAAAAGGTACTGTTCTTGAAACTCCCGCTAACATGCAGTCAGGAGGAGAAGTAAAAATGCAAAGTGAGGGGACTATCTCTCCAGATGAGATGATGCAGAAGTTGCAACAGTCAAAAAACCCTGACAAGTTGAGAGGAAGTGATGCCCCCGTCCCCCGCACCATCGAGCAAGAAAAAGAACGTCAATCAAGAGAGTGGGCTAAAGAGAAGACCCCTGATGCGTTTTTCCAAACAGCTAGGTTTATGCCTCTCCTTGGTGAGACTATAGACTCAGCGGAGCTGGCTAAAGTTCGACTTACAGGTACGGACTTCTATGGTAATGAGCACAACCCTAATATTTACGCAGCTATGACGGCGGCAGGTTACCTCATACCTAATATATTGGAGAAACCTTTAAAAAGTGCTTGGCGAGCACTGAAAAAGTTCCCTTCTAATTTTTCCAAGAAAGACTTCGCAGATATCTCAATAGAAAAAAGGGAAGGGATCCTCGGAAATCTAGTTACAGCTCACGATGAGGTATACAGACAGTCAGGAGTAACCAACGGCATCTTGCTTGCTGAAGACGCAGCGATGATGAGAAATGTGCGGCAGCTCCCGTCTTTGATGTCTGGTAGTAATCTAGAGAATTCCGTAGGGAAGGACGGGATGATCCACGCATCACAGATAAAGAACCTTATATCCAATAAAAACACTTCGAATGTGGAGAGAACGTACCTCCAAGAGGCACTAGACGTATCCACATTGACAGGAGGTAAGATAGATTACAACCAGTTCCGCCGAGAGGTCGTTTCTTTGGTTTCTTCCGAAAAAGGCATTTTCCATACAGAGCAAACCGACCAGTATGCCGATTATGGCTTGGTTAATCTTTCGAAAATAGGTGAAGGGAAGTTTGGGGTGGATGAGCTTAATGCGAAAACCAACCTTATACGCACCACTGACCAAGATCTCCAGAGCGAAAGAGAAGGCCATTTCGGGAAGGACGTTATCGGCCACTACAGGTCCTTTGAGCGTCCAGATGAGAAGGGGGTTCTATATATCTCTGAGATGCAATCCGACCCGATGCAGGCCAGCGCGCAGGGAGGGGGGCCAAAAAGGGTTTCCCTCCTAGGGGCACATCGCATGAGTGACGATGAAGTTAATGGTGATATGTTTTCGGCACTCAGGTTTATTGATGATGATAAAAAGATGTTGGCTGACCTGGATAACGTCAAGACCCTACAGGACATGAGGACTTGGAGTAGGATATTCAATCTGTCCGCTTTTTCGGACGATTATACAACCCTTTCTATCGACAATAATCGTGCAATTCAGCACTTTGAGAGTATGGGTAATCCCTTCTCGGCGCAGTCCGATTTCATGATAACGATCAACGGCGATGCAGTAAAGAATGCCGCGATTAATCTGGGCCCTAGCACTGGTAACAGCGCCGACTTGCTCCCTATACGCAAGGCTTTAGAAGAAAAAATAGCGCTGACACAGGCGTATCACGATGGCTTAGAAGGCGGTTGGAGAGGCGGCCCAAACCCCAAGCAAGCCAGCCTAATTAAGAACCAAGACCAGTTCCTTATCTCTCACGTCCTGGAGCAGGAAGCGAAGGGGGCAGACAAGCTCCGCTTCCCGACGGGGGAGACGACAGGTAAAATTCAGGGGTACGAGGATGTAGAATTTACCCGTCGGGAAGCCAAGGAGCGTTTTGAACGCTATGAGGCCCTGGCTCAATCGTTCAGGGAAATGCCTGGGGTTGATAGGGCTTTCAAAGAACACCCAATGCTAAAAGGTAAGACCGATGACGAGGTGCATGTAATAATGGACAAGGTGAATGGTCATCGTAGAATTACGGAAGCTCATGGCCCGTCAGATAAGGTGGAGGGCTACCAATGGGCGGATGAGGCGAAAGAATGGGAACAAGGGTGGCTCAGAATGAAAAACGGTAGATCTATTGAGAAGGGGGCGGTAAAGGATTGGCATGACGCTAGAAGCGGTATCCGTACCAGCAAAATACACTTAGATGCCGTAAACTCCTACGCTCCAGTCCAGATAGGGATTATGAAGGGGTATGACGACCTCCCGAAAGCGCTGAAGAAGCACGGGTTGGAAGCGAAAAAAGTCACTGACGATGCAGGCAACAGTTGGTGGGAGGTAGATATCCCCGCTAAACTAGGTCAAGGTGTAGGGGAGATCAGATCATACAAAAAAGGTGGTAAATTTAAAATATTAAAGAAATAATAAAATATGAAGCCTATTAGTACAAATAAGAGGTCAGTTCAGGACATATTATATTCTATGGTCGGGCCAAGTCATACTAGAAGGGTGACAGATATGGATACTTCGTCTACTATGCATGACGGACACATGAATTATCAGGGAGGCGGAGTAATACCTACAGACCCAGAGAAGCTAAAGAAAGGTCTGGCCTGGGTGGAGAGTAGAAACACTTCTACAGCCATGAATCCGAGTAGTTCGGCGACGGGGAAGTACCAGCAGATGTATAAAAGCCTCCGTAACGAACCTGAGATGACCTTTGAAGACAGCGAAAGTTCGAACCTGGTGTTAAGAGATAGTTTAGCCAATAACCCAGATCTTCAAGAGCTGTTCATGGATCGTAGTATCAATGAGGGTATCGGCGGTCGCAGTTTACTTAGAAACGGAAAAGAGTTAACACAAGAGTATAAATCGCAGCTTGGGGATAAGTGGAACTTCCGAGAAGACGAAGTAGCTGCTTTAAGCCACTTCATAGGTCGAGAGGGGACAAGAAATTATTTCGCCTCTCTACGAGATAATACTACGTATAAACCCCCTGGAATAAACCATACCCCTGAACGTTACTTGAAAGAGTACAACGAAGGATTAAATAGAAAATAAATATGAGAGAAGAAGACGAAGTAAGCTTCCTTAACCCAGAGAAGCTAAAGAAAAGTGAACAGAAACTAGAGAGCGGGGAGATCACATGCAACCTCGACTCCCCCGAGGACTGCGAAAGCTGCAGCGGTTAATCTGTTTATATTTGTAGTTATGAAGACGTTACGTAGATACCAAGAAGGAGGTAAGTCACCGCAGTCAGCCTCGGATATGTTCAATGCTTTGAGCCCATCTCTGCAAGACTTTGCACGGCGAAGAGGAAATCGAGAAATGTACGAGAGTGACTTCTACGACAATATGCGCCGTAATCAACAGTTCAGAGGAAGGCTTGATAGAGACGGTAATGTTCTCCCTGCCCTCCGTGGCGGTGAGATGCGCGAGATTCTTGAGGGGCAAGAGGGTATGAGATCAGACGGAGAGGCAAAGATGGCGATGATGTTGAACCGCATGTTGCAGAATGCAATGGCGGGTGATACATATGCCGAGGACTTTCTTAATCGAGTGAACAATGCCTATGACGCACGGATGTCAGAAGATCGGTCTGAGGCTGCGCGTCTAGATCGACTTTCCAAAGGCAGTGGCAAACCAGGACCATTTGAGCGTTAATCATGGCAACACTAACACTAACATTAAAGGAAGAGCTAGAGCTCAATGGACGAGAGCGCGGAAGTGAAATGGTTCTGAGTATAGGAAGCGTTACTGAAGCCTACCATCGTATTATCACTTGTCCTGCAAACAACGACACAACAATAGCTACGTTTCAGACAGCTGTTCATACATCTGACAATGCTATTGATCTTGAAGACGCTAAGTATATCAGAGTGACCAATCTTGACGCGGCTAATCCAGTAGTTTTATCTCTACAGATTTCTAATGATGAGGATGGGGCGGCTGATGCCTCTACTAGTATTTCTCTGGCTGCTGGTATGAGTTATATTATGGGGTCTCCACATGAAACTATTGCTTGTGATGATGATTCAGCTGCTATTATTACTGACGCAGCCTTACATGATTTAGAAAGCATATTGGTAGATCCACTAGGAAATGCCGTTGTAGTAGAAGTATTTATTTTAAGTTAAAATATATATTATGAGACCTATTAGATCGTACCCCTATGGTGGAGAATACTCTGATAGGCCAGAGAAGCATATTTTTGCTAGAGATGCGGGAAAGATGACTGACAAGAGGTTCCAAAACGTTTGGAGTAAAGCTTTTAAAGAAGCCTCTACAGAAGAAAAGGACCGCATGATGGATTTATCTTTAAATCCAATTTCTGAAAGCACCTGGGATAGTCAGGGGGGGGATGAGCAGGTAGATCCTAACCAATTAGCTATGGATGATATTGTTCAGAAATATTTAAATGATAGAGCATCCAATAGAACTAAAAAAGTAGCAATGGGAGCGGCACCTTCTTTACTTGGAGCGGCTGCGTATGGTACAGGTCTACAGCCTAGATATGTTGAAGGTCCAGCTGGATCTACTGAACCTACAAGGTTAAATAACATGCAGCGTTTATGGAGGATGTTGGGAATGGGACCTTATACAAACGCAGAACCACAATGAAAGTATTGCAAAACGGCGGTGTGTCTTATACGACAACTAAAAAAACAGACCGTAAGAAAAAAAAGAAGAAAGTAAGGGTACTTAAGAGAGAGGAAAAGAACAACCCTAGGAGAAACGTAGCACCCACATCCCCTAGGTTTATGTCGTCTTCTCAAATGGTAGGCACTGGAGCTATGCCGTCCCCCTCACCCTCGGAGGATAAGAAAAAGAAGCCAAAAATCAAAACAATTAAAGGGGGATCCAGTAGTGTACTTAGGCTTTGTGGTAGTGGAGGAGCAAAAAAATCGGCTAAGGGGTCATGTAGAAATTAATCGTTAATGTCTTATAGAGGATATTTTAACCCGCGATTAAAAAAATTCAATTCACACAATAGGGTAAAGAATGAAATTAGAAGTAATAAGATTCAGCTCAGAAAAAGACTCAACAAATGGGATTCTACTCGACGTTACGAATGATGAAAAAAAGTTTCTTGCTTATACTCTCGAAGATGAACAGCGTGATGAAAAAGTTATGGGGGAAACTAGGGTGCCTGCGGGAGAGTATAGGATCTCTACTCGAAACACTGGTGGATTCCACACTAAATATGCGTCAAGATTTCGCCATATTCATGTGGGAATGCTGTGGGTCCGTGATGTCCCTGGTTTCAAGTATATACTCATACATTGTGGGAATACTGACGAGGATACGGGAGGGTGTCTTCTCGTGGGCGATACGCAAGAAAACAACCAAGTAAAACCTAATGGTTTTATTGGACATAGTACTCGCGCTTATATGCGCATTTACCCTTACGTGGTTAATGCTTTGGCGCGAGGGGAAGAAGTGACAATAAAATACACAGATATGTGTTAACTGTCTAGTTTATTATACAGCCTCTGTACCATAAGCCTGCCTTTTTGTGTTAAGGCATAGCGAACTCGGTAGTTATATTTTGTTTCTTCTCTAAATATATGGTCTTCCATAGTTTGAGAAGGAGTGAGTTTATTGAAGTACTTATATATATAGCCTTCTTTCACTAACGGGTACACTAAATTCTCTGCTAGTTTCTTCTCAACCATTTCGTAGTCTTCGGAAGCAAATCTTAGGGTCCAGAACTCTAAGTCATATGCCCACAGCATAAAATAAATTTCCTTTTGAAATAGTCTGTGATGCTCCTTAGCCCAAGCCAGGCAAGATCTAAGTTTCTTGAGGTGGTTTTGTTTTATGTATCTTTGATTTAGTCTAGAAGACTCTCTAAAAATTTTCTTTTTAGACTTGTATCCTTGAGGCATTTTTAATTAATAAATTATGGGGCTAGATAGAAAAGAGCAGTTTTTGTTAGAGGTTCAAAAACTTCACTGGCATTTAGAGCAACTCACCGAACTTTATGATATGAAAGGCGAGGTAATTAATATAATGGTTACTGGTATGCTAGATCATGATTCTTTCGGAGAGCCTATATTAAAAGCAATATACTCTTTGAATGTAGAAAATGAGGATGTGCTTGATGAAACCTTAGATTTTATTAGGTTCTCATATACTTACAACGAATCAGTTTCTGATGAAGAGGAAAAATCTGAAAATTGGTGGAGCGATTTACTCAATGGAAACGATTCTTCAGAGAATAATTTTAATTTAAACTAATGCAAGGTATTATACGAAAGATCATCATTGGGAGAGATCCCAAAGATGCTATGGCGTACTATGTGGGAATGCGAGCGGGAGACGGAAAAGTAGTTGCTATAGTATTAGATGAAAAACATCTACATGTTTACTCAAAAAAGAGATATTTAGTATATTTAGAGGTAGATAGCGCCCAGGTACTATGGAAAAGCGTTGACGATATGCCTTGTATACTTGAGTTTGATTTGAATTTTTAATGAATATGTTATATTATTTCGTTGTAAAGCTTGATAAAGCTTTCAATGATGAGGTGGACTTCAATGGGGATAAGATCTACATGGAGACCAAGTTTGATGAGTTTAAACATCGCGTTACACAAGGTCCTGTAGTATCGACTCCCTTTAAATATGATACTCCAGTAAAACCTGGGGACACTCTGTTCTTTCACCACTTAGTAGTTATGAACGGAGGTCAGATGCTAACGGGTTGTGACAACCATTACATGGTTGCTTATGATCCAAATGTACCCATCAACTCTCAGGCTTTTGCTTACCGTTCTTATGATAGTGATACAGTACATCCTTTGCCAGGATGGTCTATTCTATCCCCTGACTTCCCTGAAGAGTTGATTTCAGAAATGTTTGATTTAGTGTCTTATGAGGAACCGCTACCCACTCGTGGAGTAGTTGCTTTTGATAGCGACGAACTTGCAGAGCTTGGAGTATATGTGGGTGATACAGTAGGGTTTAAGGAAAATAGAGATTACAGGTTTAAAATTGACGGGGATGAGTTTTACCGTACCCGTTGCCAAGATTTATTATATGCCGTCTAAAAAATTTACTGCTGTAGATGCTGCCCGTAGGCTCATGAGGAGTATGGAGGAGGCTATAGATAATATGATCGAGGAGATAAGAAAACCCGTCGATCCAGAAATTAATGGTAGCGCTCGTAAGGCAGAATTGCAATCTATCAAACAGACCGCAATAGATTGTAAAGAACTACTTGTGGAAAGACAAAGGTTGGAACAGATGATGAAAGACCTTACTATTGAAGGAAACATAATGAACGTCCAGGATTATTCTGGCGGTTTTGCAGAAAAATTTTCAAAATGAGCTTTAAAAAAGAAGATTGGGATGAGTTAATGCTTGAGTTAATAGAAGAAGAGTGTCTATTAGCTGATGGCTTTGAGATTGCTTTGGTAGGTATTAGCGCAGGTATTAACCCTGTAGCGGTATACGACGTAAATAAAATGGTCAATGTTTTAAAACAGCGTGATGAAATGACTCACGAGGAGGCTCTTGAGTACTTGTCCTTCAATGTTATAAGCGCTTACGTAGGTGAAAAAACACCTATCTTCATAAATTTAGATTTCATGAGAGCGTGTGCCTTTCAAAATCAATAGTTTATAGATGAAGGTTAAGAGAAACTATAAAGACGAATACAAAAAGTTTCATAGCTCTAAGGCGGCTAAGGGCATGAGGGTTAAGTTAAACGCTCACGCTAGAAAAAAAGGTGGTCCAGCAGGTCCTGGTAAAGACTACTCTCATAAAGACGGAGGTATAGTTCCAGAAAGTAGTAGCGTAAACCGAGGGCGATCAGGGGAAGGCGGCAGAAAAAAAGGCATACCACACAAATACCCTGCTAAAAGGCGAAACGGGTAATGAGATTCATATTTCTATTATTTCTATTCCCTAGTATTGTTATAGGGCAATGCGACGTGGAGCTCATATATTATGATTTTGAGACTCATGAGGTTTCTATAACTACTCATAACGGCAGTGGGTGTATTGGGGATGGGGTGCAGAAGCTGCAGCTGGGTATGCATAAGCCAGGGTTGGATAGCAACTGGATGTATTGCTCTAACCCGATAAATCACCCAGGATATGTATGGTTCCCTACTATAAACTGGGACAGCGCCCCTTCCAACAACGCGGTTCCTGAGTTAGATCCCGATGGCGACGGATATCTTACTGAAGGGGATACGTGTACGTTTAACATACTAGACCTCCCATATATACAAAGCGACTACTACTGGTGTTGGTTTGAGATGGTAGAGCAGGCGTATGCTGACGGTTGCGTAGAGATAGTTTTGTGGCAGATAAACCTCTCTCAGACATCTCACGTATGGGAAGGCGGTTGGGCGACATCACCTAGCGGAATATCCGTAGGAAACTACCCAGATGTAAACATAGAAGACAATAGCGTATCAGTAGAAGATAGCTGCTACTGTGTCACGGATACTTTTACGGTATGGATATACGCTGATACTTTATACGAGTATAGCGTAGATACTATTGTAGAGTATGTAGAAGTCGAGCTATGGGATACCCTTATAGCAACTCAGATAGACACCCTCATAGAGTACGTACAGATACCACCAGACACAGTCATTACAATTCAAGTAGACACTCTAATAGAATACGTTTGGGACACCTTATTGATTGTTCAAGTCGATACGGTAGTGGAGTTTGTTGAACTCCCACCTGATACCATTGAGATCGAAATAGTAGATACATTGTACCTCAACGTCTTTGACACTACGTACATAGACGTTCATGACACCCTGTACATACAAGTAGTAGATACGGTTTTCTTCTATCAAAATGACACTCTTATAGAGTATTTGGTTGAGACAATTTACATAGATTGTGCTACTGGACTGTTTTGTAATGAAATACCAGAGGTAGATGATTGCAATGGAGCCTCTATCTATATACCTAATGCATTCTCCCCTAATAATGACGGATTAAACGATGCTTGGGGGGCTATAGCTCAAAATGAATGCTGGGAAGATTGGAACTTAAAGGTATTTAATCGTTGGGGCGAGGTAATATGGCAATCGACATCACCAGAACATAAATGGATAGGCGGCGATGATTACTATTCTGAAGGAGGCATGTATTCATACATTGTTTCGGCAAAAAGAAAAACAGACAGTAAGCGTTTTAGTTATCAAGGGGTTATAGTTATTTTAAGGTGAAACCCCTGTAACTCAATTGGATAGAGTAACGCCCTTCTAAGGCGTAAGTTTTGGGTTCGAATCCCAACAGAGGTACAATATGAATATTTTAATAGATTTAGAAGGGTATGAGGAGAAAGGGATCTGCATCTGCCCCAACGGTACGGTTGGCGACTACATTGAAATCGGTGGGCTTCTCATTGTGCTCCCGAAAACGCCTAAGAGAAATAAAATTGCCTACCACGACCTTCCCATCAATGAGCAAAGATGGAAACGGGAAGATATTCCGAGTGAGTTATCACGTATACGCTCTATGGATGAGTGGTCGGAAATGCCCAGGGAGTTTAGGGAAAGGTTTCATCCGTATATCGAAGAAGAATTTCGGCGTAGGCGTGAGGGCTTTTGGTTTTTTAATAGAGGCACACCTACATACGTCACTGGTCGTAATTACATGATGTTGCAATGGACCAATTTAGACATTGGGCCTCCATTTTATCTAAACTTTCAGCGTCAAATATTTTTACACTTAGCAGCATGTGAAGCAGACCCTAGATGTATTGGGCAGCTTTATACCAAGTGTCGTAGATCAGGATACACCAATATATGTTCTGCTGTGTTACTTGACGAGGGTACTCAAGTTAAGGACAAGCTATTGGGTATACAGAGTAAGACGGGTAAAGACGCACAAGAAAACATTTTCATGAAGAAAGTGGTTCAGATGTTTCGTAAATATCCATTCTTCTTTAAGCCTATACAAGACGGAACTACTAATCCGCGTATGGAGTTGGCCTTTAGGGAGCCGTCTAAAAAAATTACTAAGAAGAATAAAACTTCTCAAATAGGAGAAGCTTTGAACACAGTTATAAACTGGAAAAACACAACGAATAACGCATATGACGGTGAAAAAGTTCACTTGTTGTATTTAGATGAGGCAGGTAAATGGGAAAAACCAACAGATATAAGAGAAGCCTGGAGGATACAGAGAACGTGTCTAATAGTAGGAAGAAAAATCGTCGGGAAAGCGATGGTGGGGAGTACGGTAAACCCTATGGGAAAAGGGGGAAACGAGTACAAAGACCTATGGAGGGATTCGGATCCTTTGGAGAGGAACAAGAATGGGAGGACTAGGTCTGGTCTTTATAGGTTATTTATACCAGCTTATGATTCTTTAGAAGGATTCTTTGATAAATATGGTCATCCCATTATAGATAATCCAGAAGAACACATAGAAGGCATTGACGGAGAATACGTTCATATGGGAGCTAAGACCTTTCTAAAGAATGAAAGAGAGAGTTTAAAAAATGACGCTTCAGAATTAAATGAAGTTATACGTCAGTTTCCATTTACCGAAGATGAAGCGTTTAGAGATAGTATAGACGGGAGCTTATTTAATATAGGTAAGATATATGAGCAAATAGAGCATAACGATAATTTGTTTCCCAACCCTATTGTAAAGGGTAATTTTGTATGGCAAGATGGAGTTGCGGACACAAAAGTTGTTTTTTCTCCTGACCCAAAAGGAAGGTGTCATATATCGTGGATGCCGCCAGAAGAACTACGAAATTTAAAGAAAGAAGAACGTGGGAAACGAGTAGCCCCTAATGGTAATATAGGATGTGGTGGAGTAGATAGTTATGATCTGGACTCCACTGTAGATGGTCGTGGATCAAAAGGAGCCTTGCACCTATACAATAAGTTTAATATGGAAATGCCTGCTAATATGTTTGTTCTTGAGTACGCCTCAAGACCGCCTTTAGCAAAGATCTTCTATGAAGATGTTTTAATGGCTGCTGTGTTTTATGGCTATCCTATTTTAATAGAGAACAACAAATATGGTATAGCTAGGCACTTTGAGGCCAGGGGTTATGACGGATACCTCATGGATAGACCTGCACACTTGCTCTCTATTTCAGCAAAAGTTAATGTAAAAACAAAAGGGATCCCTTCTAATTCACAAGATGTAATTCATTCTCACGCTCATGCGATAGAAGCTTATATACATGATCATGTAGGCGGTAATAGGGATACAGGTGAAATAGGAAATATGTATTTTAATAGAACTCTAGAAGACTGGATTGGATTTAAAATTGATGACAGAACAAAGTTTGACCTTACTATTAGTTCTGGCTTGTGTTTGCTTGCTGCACAAAAAATAAACCCCAAAAAAATTACTTCTAATTTTCAAGAGTCTAAGTTTTTTAGGCGATATAAGGTGAGGGGATGATTTATTATATTTGTGGGTATTAATTAGCCTTTCCCCGCATGTATAATAATGAAAGCAGTAAGTCAAGTGGGTTCCCAGATCCTTTAGCTTCTCATGAGTCTAAAGCTGATAAGGCGTATGGTTTGCAGTACGCAAAAGCTATAGAAGGTCAATGGGGGAGTATGCATGAGAGCAACTCTATTTTTGGAATCAGAAAAAAAATGTTTTCGCGTAATAGAGATTACGCTAACGGAACTCAAGATACTAATATATATAAACAGCTATTAAATTCTTTAGACCCTAATAGTGGAGATGGGTCTTTGATGAATATTGACTTTACTTCTGTACCCATCCTACCTAAGTTCGTTCGTATCGTAGTAAACAAGATTCTTTCTAACAATCCATATCCTAATCTAGAGGCAGTAGATCCATTGTCTTCCTCTGAAAAGAATATTGAAAAGAACAGAATTAAAAATCAAGTTGAGCTACGTAAAGAGTTAAAGGCTTTAAAGCAACAAGCAGGAAAAGTTTTAGTTGGTCAAGACCCTGATACTTTGCCTGAAAGTTTAGAAGAAGTTGACATCTTCCTTGAGACTAATATAAAAACTGATGCTGAAATAGCCGCTCAAGTGGCTACTAATATGACGTTGTCTTGGAATAATTTCGAGGACAACACATTTAGGCGCTGTGTTAATGATCTCGCAGCTTTAGGTATGACCGTTGTAAAAAGGAGCAATGATCCTAATTACGGCATCAAAGTAGATTACGTAAACCCAGAGAACTTTATACATAGTTACAGTGACGATCCTAATTTAGATGACCTTACATATGCTGGACATGTAAAAGAGATACCTATTCAAGAGTTAAAGAGGTTGGCGGGAGATCAGCTTACAGAGGAGGATTTTAAAAAGATATCTAAAACTTCAAAGCGGACAGCCTCAAATAACAAGAGGGGTCAATACTCTGGGACTGTAGATAAAAAAGATTATGGGGGGCAAACAGTAGATATTATGGAGTTCGAGTTTATCTCGATAGAATCTATGTTTTTTGAGGAAAAGGAAAGCCGTTATGGAAACAAAGGTTTCTATTATGAAGGTTTTGATTATAAAGAAAGATCTGGTAGCGTATTTGAGCGCACTCCACATAAGATGGATATAGCTGTGGTCTATTCAGGGCTATATGTAGTTGGGACTGAGCATGTTTTGAATTACGGCAAGCAGGCCAATGTGCCTAAAAACATCCATGATATTAGTAAAGCTAAACTTTCTTTCTCTGCAGTAGCAGTAAACATAAGAGATCAGCAGCCAAAATCGATGGTGGATAGCTGCATAGGTTTTGCTGATATGCTTCAGATTACGCACCTGAAGCTTCAGCAGTCTATAGCTAAAGCCAAACCCGACGGGTTGATTATTGATATTGAGGGGCTAGAGAACGTACAGCTAGGTAAAGGCGGGGAACTACAACCACTAGAGCTTCACGATATATACGAGCAGACAGGCGTGTTCTACTATCGTAGTAAAAATCCAGAGGGAGGTTTTCAGAACCCTCCAGTACGGGAGATCGGCAATAGTATAAGGAATGTAAACGAACTTATTGCACTTTATAATCACTACTTAAGAATGATCCGTGACGCTACGGGAATCAATGAAGTAGTAGACGCATCGTCTCCAAAAGGAGATGCCCTTGTAGGGGTAAGAGATCAAGCTATTGCAGCTAGTAATAACGCCACTTATGATGTGACTAACGCAGCTATGATCCTATACAAGAAAGTATGTGAGGATATAGTCAAATGCGTTCAAATCATACCTAAAGATTCGGTTATATATAAAGCGTATCAAAACGCTATAGGGGATCAGAATATGAATATTCTTTCATCCTTTGATGATTTACCTATGTATAACTTTGGTGTACAGGTACAGCGTGATATGGAAGAATCGGATAAAGTTCTTCTAGAGCAGAATATACAGATATCCTTATCTCAAAAAGAACTTGATATCGAAGATGCTATGGCTATTCGATCTATGAAGGATGTCAACCAGGCAGAGAGGCTGCTTGTACTGCGCAGAAAGAAGCGATTGAATCGTCAGCAGGAGATGCAACAGCAAGCCGCTCAGATGCAAGCGCAGCAAGCGCAGCAGCAAGCTGCTATGGCGGCACAGGCAGCGCAACAAGAAATGCAGATGAAGGCTCAATTAGATGCTCAATCTATACAATTGAAAACCGAAGCTGAGATATCTATTGCGCGTGTAAAACACGAGATGCAAAAAGAGATGGAGATATTAAAAGGTAAGGTTGCTTCAGAAGCAAAAGGCTCTGATCATGAGCTTAGAAAAGACATAGAGTCATTGAAAGACGACAGAAAAGACACTAGAGTGAAAAAGCAAGCTGTAGAGCAAAGCAAGCTTATCTCTCAAAGAAAGGGTAAAAGACCAGAACTTGAAGAAGATATCCCTTTTGATATTACCGAATTATTGAATAATTAATCATGGCAAAAGTAAATCTTGATGTATCAGAAAAGCTAGACATCACTTGTAGGAAGGGAGATACGTTTAGTCTTAGTCTTACCTTAAAGGATTCTAATGGTACTGCATTAACGCTGTCTACTTCTGGATATGAATTTCTTATGCAAGTTCGTAGTTCGCGTAAAGTAATGTCAAAAGGCAAAATGTTGGAGAGAGAATTAGTTATAGGTACTGTAAGTAAAGGTAGAACCAGTTCTCAGGGCATTAACTTTACTTTCACTACTGATGACCTTGGTGTCGCTACCATAACTGTGGATGATGATACTATGAGAAAAGTCACTCCAGGCAGATATGTGTATGACTTACAGCAGATAGTATCTAGCGTTTCAACTACAATATTAAAAGGTAATTTCATTATTAATGACGATATTTCTGATGTTCTTGTCTGATGGCTATTACTTTAACAACAAGTTCGGGTAACCAGGTAACCGTTTCCGTTAATAGCGGAACATCTACATCTATCTCGACTACGAGTAGCGATGTGTCTGTTACCTCCCCTGCCAGCTCGGCTATTACTGTCAGCTCTAAGGGTCCTAAAGGAGACAGCGGAGTAGATGGCGAGGTGGGGACTACTGGTGCTACTGGGGCTACAGGTGCTACGGGGGCAGCAGGTTCAGATGGGCTTACTTATAGCGTGTCGTGTGTCGATGGGGACAACTCAGATGAGGAGAAGATACGCTTGACCGCAAGCACGGGGGACACTGATGACGTAGTCCTAGAGGCTGGTACAGGTATGACCATTAGCCGCAGTGGAGATAAGATCACCTTCACAAACGCTGTGACGGATACAGACACGGTTCTTAGTGCAGAGCAGGTTCAGGACATTGTTGGAGCTATGTTCAGCTCTAATACAGAGACTCGAATCACCGCTACCTATCAGGATGGGGACGGGACTGTTGACCTAGTTGTTGACGACATGACTGCCAACGACAACACTACTTATGGTGTGTCGTGTGTCGATGGGGACAACTCCGATGAAGAGAAGATTAGGCTTACAGCCAGCACAGGGGCTACTGATGACGTAGTTATAGAAGCTGGGACAGGGATGTCTATTGCCCGTAGTGGCGATAAAATCACCCTAACCAATACAGTCACTGACACGGATACCAATACCAACCAGCTAACGACATTTCAGCTGGAAGATGATAGTGGTGACGAGGTTACTATTTCTCACGGGAAAGAGGTTAAGTTTATTGGAGCTGGTGGGCTAACCGTAAACTGGACAGATACAGACAACGGCACCGATGGGGACCCATATGACCTCACTTTTACCATAGGGACGTTAAATCAAAACACTACTGGGAGTGCCGCAACACTGACTACGCCCCGATCGATAAACGGACAGAATTTTGATGGGAGTGCAGCCATTACTATTACGGCTGCTGGCTCTACCCTCTCTGATACTGTAACGGTAGCCAAGGGGGGTACTGGGGCTACGTCTTTAACCGCTGATGGGGTGTTGTTCGGGAATGGCACATCGGCTGTCTCGGCGGTAGACCTTTCTACTAACGGTAATATAATTGTCGGGGGGGCTACTCCAGCAGTAGTGACAGGTGCCAACTTAGCTGGGTCAGGTCTTGCAGCTACAGTAGGTGATGGGACTTTAGTGCTGGCTGTAGAAACTCTTAATCAAAACACTACGGGAAGTGCTGCCACTCTTACTACTCCGAGAGCTATCAACGGCCAGAATTTTGATGGGAGTGCAGCCATCACAGTTACCGCAGCAGGCTCTACTCTTTCTGATACCGTCCCCGTTTCAAAAGGGGGGACTAACGCCACGTCTCTAGCTGATAAGGCCGTCTTGATAACTCAAGACACTGGAACAGATACCGTAGCGGCAGCTGTCATGGATGCCAATGGCGAGCTACTTATTGGAGGGACGAGTGGCCCAGCCGTGGCGACGCTAACTGCTGGGACGGGGATATCCGTCACCAATGCAGACGGGGCGATTACCATAGCTAATACGGTTAGCGATACGAACACTACATATACAGCAGGGGACGGCCTTACTTTAACGGGGACGGACTTTGATATAGACGCGGCTCAGACCACCCTCACGTCTATAATCAATGCAAGCTTCACTAAGTTCGGCACAGCCGCCGACCAAGAGTACGTTACGTTCGGGACTTCTAATGAAGTGAACACCTTCGTGAACAATACTGAGCGTCTTAGTGTAACAGCCTCAGGAGTAGATGTTACAGGCGCACTCACGGTTAGTGGAAGCTATAATCTAGCTTCTGGAGACATACCCAATAACGCCGCTGACACTAGTGGCACTGCCGACATAGCAACAACCGTCACCGTCACGGATAATGAGAGCACCGCAGAAAACAACGTAATTACTTTTGTGGCTGGCGCTGCAGGGAGCGGTAATGTCGGGTTGGAAGCAGACGGCAATCTTACTTATAATCCATCAACGGGGAAAGTAACTGCCACTGGGTTTGTCGGGGCCCTTACAGGTCAGGCAGATACAGTAGCAACGATCGCAGGGCTGGCACCAAACACAGCCACCACCGCCGCCGCTCAAACAAATATAACGTCGCTAGGCACTCTAACTGCGCTGCAAGTAGACAACATCAACATAAACGGCAATGCTATAACAAGCACAGCGGGGACAGACTTAACTATATCCCCCTTAGCAGGCCAGCAAATTGTTCTGGACGGAGCGATTGTCATTGACGCGGGTGTGGTTACAGGAGCAACATCTATTACTTCAACAGCGTTTGTTGGCGATATAACAGGTGATGTTACTGGTAATGCTGACACGGTGACTACGAACGCTAACTTGACAGGCGAAGTCACGAGTTCTGGTAACGCCACGACCATAGCGAATAATATAGTAGATGAAGCAAACCTTAAGGTTTCTAATGCCCCCACTAATGGTTATTTCTTATCCGCTCAATCTGGTGACACAGGTGGGCTGACTTGGGCTGCAGTAAGCGGCGGAAGCGGAGACATAACTTCTGTTGTCGCTGGAACAGGTATGACGGGCGGGGCTGATAGTGGAGATGCAACATTAAATGTAATCGGTGGAGATGGTATTACTGCAAATGCTAATGACGTTGCTATAACCGCAGCTCAAACTACTGTTACGTCTGTTACAAATGCAGCTTTAAAATTAGCTAGAGATGGTCATAATTTTATGGACTTTGGCACTGACGATCAAATCAAATTTACTGTTGGAACGAATCAAGCTATAACGTTTAAACCTTCAGGTGAAATTGAAGCTACTAAGTTTGATGGTGCTTTAGAGGGTAACGCTGACACAGCAACTTTAGCAGCAACAGTTACTATTGCAGATAATGAATCTACAGATGAAAATAACCCACTTATATTTGTTCCTGGAGGAGATTTAGATGGAGGAGATTTTGCATTAGAATCAGATGGAACTTTACATTACAACCCCTCATCAGGAAAAATAACTGCTACCTTACTTGCAGGAACAGTAAGTACAGCCACTCAAGCCACTATAGATCACGACTCATTAGCAAACTTTGTAGGGAACGAACATATAGACCACACAGGAGTAAGTGTTATAGCAGGTACTGGACTAACGGGTGGGGGTACAATAGCCGCAAACAGAACTTTAAATGTAATCGGTGGAGATGGAATAACGGCTAATGCAAACGATATTGCTATTACGCCAGCACAAACTACTATTACATCAATATTTGCCACTGACCTTATTATAGGAGAAGATGCACAGACAGCTATTGACTTTGGCACTGCCAATGAAATAGATTTTAAGATCAACAACGCTACAGAATTAACTTTAAGTGCCACTGCTCTATACCCAGTAACCGATGCAGGGCTAGATCTTGGCACTAGTGGGTTAGAATTTAAAGACGCTTTTTTTGACGGTACAGTTACCTCAGACGCTTTTGCGGGACCACTAACAGGAGACGTAACAGGAAACGCAGATACTGCTACTGCTTTAGCTACAGCTAGGGCTATCAATGGTGTAGACTTCGATGGTACTGCGGCG